TAATGGAATATGAAATTCTTGATAATGCATACTGGGAGGATGGTATCGATGATCGATCTGTTCTCAAGTGTATTCGTATGCACAAACAACCAGATGGTGGGAAAAGGAAAGAGGTTGTGGTATTCTCTCGACTACTTCCAGATCGTTCTTTATGTCCCAACTTTAAAGAAGTGGTTGCAGTGGTTGGAAATGAAAAACTCGATGCAAACACTGCGGAACGTCGTCAAAGAAAGGCGATGGAACAGAAGACAGGCCAAGTCAAACAAGAACAACAAAAGAAAGCGGCACAACTCGAAAGACTTTTTCATATGAAACTTCAGGCGTTTGAGATACCGGAGATACGTGACAGTAAGAATAGAAAGTTACGTACCGCATTAAGACGTTCTGAAAATGAAGTAGAAATGAATGCATATGCATCTTTGATTATTGGTATAGAAAAAGGAATATTGAATGAGCGAACCGACTAAAGGGTTTTTGATCGTCGCATCTCGTACAAAGTTTTTTTATTATTCTGCATGTAACCTAATCGAATCCATCAAGGATTTTATGCCGGAGGCCAAGTGTTGTCTGGTTACGGAAGAGAGGTTATTGGATGACAGAGGAAGAGAAATTGCTGACGATCTTATTTTTTGTGATGATCATAAGCGCGCAAAGATATGGGGAATGGCTCGTTCACCTTATGACTTGACGTTTTACATTGACGCAGACTGTGAGGTTGAACATGAAGATATCTCGATTATCTTTGATCAGTTCAACGGTCACGATGTGTTGTTTACGGGTCTTCCGGTAGAACGCCATTATTGTTATGCAGAAGTTTACTTTGAGGGTGCACGTCGTCCAGATGGAGAACCCGCAGGGTTTGAGTTGTGTGGGGGTGTTTGTCTCTATGATATGCGTAATCCTCTGGTTCGGGAGTTTATGCATGATTGGTTTGATCTGACGGTTGAACAATATGCGGGTCGGTGGTGGCCCAAGAAAGAAGACGGAACGGAAGATCTGGAGAACTATCCCGCATCATTCAAACGATGGGATCAATTCTCTCTTTGGTGGTTGACCAAGAAAGAACCCAAGTTCTTTGATCTGAAGGTGGGAGTGTTAGAGGACGATGCACGTTGGAACTTCTACTCGAAGTACAAACCACATCTGAATCATAACAAAGATCCTATTGTGATTCGACACTATTCGTCTGCATCGGCAAAACAGGAAGTCTATACATGATGAAAGACATACCTCTCAATGAAGAGGCAATAGAAATCCTGAACGAGGCATTGTGGTTTCTCAAGGATGAGAGGTACAAGGCCGTTCCTTTACAATGTGCAAAGTTTGCGACCGTGGCCGATGCGGAACGATACACGAGTCTGGACTTCTTTCAGGAAATTCGACAGAAGGCAGGAGACCACAATGGGTTTCCGGATGCATTGGTCGGTCACTCCTTTGGTTCAAGCAATCTTATGTTTGATCCAAAGGGAAGTGAGATCGTTGCAGAAGAAGTCGGTACGAAACTGACAGATTTTTATCAGAAACTCATGGCCACGTTCAACCTGAGAAAAAACGCATTGTTCTCAGTGTATCCCCCTGAAGTGGGTTACATCTCGTGGCACAACAACGCAAATGCGTCAGCGTATAACTTTATCTTCACGTACAGTGAAACTGGAGAAGGGTGGTGGAAACACTATGACCCAATCAAGGATGAGATTGTAACCATTCCAGACGTGAAGGGATGGCAGTGTAAGGCAGGATACTTTGGTGCGTATGAAGACGGATACGATAAGATCGTCTATCATGCCGCACGGAATCACGGAAAGGGCCTGAGAATGACAGTTGCATTCGTTCTCGACCGTAGTGATTTATCACAAGGTTTACAAGATTGGGTTATTGAAGACATTCGCGCTGACTAAACATATAAATAAAACCATAATACTTTTATGGAATATGTTCTATGGCATACTACGAAGAACTCACGATCGATCAGGGTACCGATGTCGCCATTGATATTTACCTCGTTAACAAAGATGGTACTAAGAAAGACCTAACAGGATACACGGCTGGTGCACGAATGGCAACCAGTTATGACGCAGATAGTGACGACAAGATTCGTTTCTCTGCGGGTATCGCTTCACCCGCAACAGACGGGATCGTCAATCTTTCTCTGACCAATGAACAGACTACAGATCTGAACCCCAAGAAACGTTATGTTTACGATGTAGAAATATCTCTCGACAGTGACGGTGACACGACGATTGAACGAGTTCTACAAGGACTCATCACAGTTACCCCATCTGTTACATAAGGGGTAATTTGTGGCAAACATTCGCGTCGATAAAGTTTTAGTAGGAACACCCAATTACAAAGCTGTACTTGGTGATGCTACGCGAGTACTGAAAATTGAAGTCGGTGTTCCTACACGAAACGTTCTAATATCAAACCAAGTCAACCTCAACGATGTTGTTGGTATTACCACATCCAACATCCAAGAGGGTGATATTCTTATTGCCGATGAAAACGGCATACTTGTCAATAGAGCAAACGCAACAGACAGAATCGACGGTAAGGTATTCAACCGTGACTCTGATCGTGGTTTAATATTAATTCGACGTTCGGGTGACTCTGGAATCCCAGAAGGCCTGTACAGTGGTGAACTTGCGTATTCATATCTCGCAGATCCATCATACGGTACAGGCGGTAACGGTGGTAATCGATTATACTTTGGTGTGGGTTCGGATGGAACTCAACTCGCAACTCGTATCGATGTCATCGGTGGTAAATACTTCACAGACCTTCTTGATCATACACACGGTATTCTCACAAAGAACTCTGGTGTCATTGTTGACTCAGACAAGAAGATCAATGAGTGGTTGGTTGGTGGTGACCTTACGGTCGATGATAAAATCACTACGGTTAATTTAGAGGCCGACTCTGCGTCGATCACAACTCTATCTGTAACTAATATTAATGCAGGTGATCTCGCAACTAATCTGGAAGATTTGTTGGTTGCAGGTGAAGGTATTGACATTGTAAGAGAAGGTAATCAGTTAACAATTAAAGCAGAGTTTGCGACAGACACAAACGCGGGTATTGCAAGTTTCGATTCCGCAGCTTTCGAGTTGGGAGATTCGGGTCAGGTTGTTGCAGTAATTTTCGACGGTGGATCATTCTAATAAATAAAGACTATGGCAATTACTAAACTTATACAGAAAAGAACCGATGTCCCAGGCCGCAGGCCGGGGATTAGTGACCTATCGCTCGGCGAAATCGCCATCAATACACATGATGGTAAGATGTTCATCAAGAGAGATCAAGATGGATCGATCGATGTCATACAGGTCGGTGATGATGCGGTAGAAAATGTCTATTATGTTTCGAAGGGTGCGATAAAAGGAAATTTAGGTACATCACTTCAGGACGCATTTCAAACCCTTGATTCTGCAATATCGACAGTACAGTCACAGAACGCATTTACCTTTGATCGTGTGAAATGTAAGAGAGACTTTGGTCTTATCTTTGACGGTCTCTATCACGATATTGCTTTCGGAACAAACTACAATGCGGTAACTTCTGGTCTGTCTTATCAACGTGCAAGTGCAAATGTAGTAAGGGATCAACAGATTGTCGCGACACGTTCTGGTTTCAATGAGGCAAAAGGTGCGGTTGCATCGGTACCAGAAGTCAAGGAAAGTACGGGTGTTGATGGTGCACTACAACGAAACAATCGACATTGGTCAGAAGTTGTAGACATTCTAGTCAACGGTGCAGTATCGACAGAAACGGCCGCAGACACACTTGTATTCCCCGCACCCTCAGTATTACCTTCAGCGGATGCAGATGATGCGGCAGTTATTCTACAGAACAACCGTGCATATCTAAAAAACGAAGCAATCGCATACATCACTGCAAACTATCCGTCCTTGACATATGACGAAACGAAGTGTCGACGTGACGTAGGTTTCATTGTAGACGCATTAACATTCGACATACTCTACGGTGGCACACACGGTGTGCAGATCATTGCACAGTCTTACTTTGTGGATGGTGTGTCTCAGTTACCCGCAGGGCAACAGGCACAGTCAGTTGCGACATACACACACCTTGGTGTCATCATTGACGAATTGGTACGTAATGCACTGACATCTAATCTAACATCGACCGGATTAAATTCTGGTGGTAATAGTGGTCAGTATGCCACATCGACTGAGGGTAATCAACTCAAGGATACTTTGGTTCCTATCTTTGTCGACGTGATTGATGATAACAATCTAAACAATCTTCCCGCAAAGGTAGAACCCAACTACACATCACGAGGTGTGAGTTCAGAATTACGTGATGCGATCACTGCCATTAAAGACCTCGAAGATCTTATCATCACACAGTCGGTAGAACGAGCTGCGACAACAGGAGACACGGTAATCTATCTGAAGTCAGGTGATTACACAATTAACAATCCGTTGAAGTTGCCACCCAAGACTGCAATCGTGGGAGACAACCTACGAACTGTGACCATTCGGCCGCAGAGTGTTGACTCAGATCTATTCTACATGGACAACGGCACGTTCATCAAAGATGTGACCTTCCGTGACCATCAAAGTCTTGCTGCATGTGTGGCCTTTGATCCAAGTGTGGACTCGCCTGGCGCAGGGCCGTTCATTATTCAGTCACCGTATGTTCAGAACTGTACGTCAATTACCACAGATGGTGTGGGTATGCGTATCGATGGTTCAAAGGCATCTGGTCTACGGTCGATGGTATCAGACGCCTTCACACAGTATAACGCAGCCGGTTTCGGAGTGCAACTATTAAATCGTGGTTATGCACAGTTGGTATCAATCTTTACAATCTCGACTGCAACATCTATCGAAGCGAAGTCAGGTGGTCAGTGTTCAATTGCAAACAGTAACGCATCGTTTGGTGACTTTGGTCTGGTAGCTGAAGGATCAAGTCCACCTCTGTATCGTGGACTCCTTGAATCAGATCAGAGTGTGTTTGCGGACGTAGTTCGTTTCACTGACATACGAAACCTTGACTCGTACAGTTACCTTGATGACTTGAATGCATTCAAGAAACCAAACTATAACGATGCAATTAAGTTTGATAGTGAAGACTTCTACTATACGATTACAGATGTTGACTCTGTCAGCCCAGGCGTCTATGATCTGACATTCCAACCACCCATGAACGTTGCAAAACAAGGTGGTCAAAGAGTAAACTTTCATCAACGGTCACAGATCACAACCTCATCTCACACGTTTGAATATGTGGGGTCAGGTACAAACACATTTACTGCGATTCCACAGAACGGTGGTATTCCTAGTCGTGCACGAGAAGTTGTGTTTGACTCTGCGAACCAAGAAGGTCTTGTAGTATTTACAAGTACGGATCAGTTGGGTGACTTCCGAATTGGTGCAGACTTGACAATCAATAGGGCAGAAGGCCGGATCGAAGGTGAGACCTTTGAACGATCTCTGTTCGAAATTCTAACACCATACATCTTGGCACTTGAGGGTTAATCAATGGCAATCCCATTAAATGAATTTAAAACGAGAACTGCGAAGTTGGTCTCTAAACCTGATGGTGGGTTTATCGGTGATAGTGATGTCATCTATACAACTCCCAACGGGATTACTTGTGTTGTGTTGATGGCACAGGCCGCCAACACGTCTACGGATACAGTACACCAAGTCACTTTCCAACACTACGACACAACTACAGATGTTGCGACCAACGTGGTTAAGAACTTTGATGTACAACCCAACGATGCAGCGGGTCTTGTTACAGGTAAACTCATTGTAGAACAAAACAATCAAATGCGAGCATTCACAGAAGATTCGTCAGGAGAAGACATAAACTTCATCTTCTCATTCTTGCAGGCATTGAACGGTTAATTAGATGGCTACTAAAGGACTATCACAACTTAGTGGAAAGGTAAGAGTAAGAGGGTTTAGTCGCCTCGACTCAGACCGTTATACTTTCCTTGGTCTGGATCAGGCAGAACCCAATGTAGGTTTGCCTGCGGACAGTGGTGGTCTTTTCCAATCTGCACTGGACGGTACACGTAGTCTCACAAAGAGCATCTCGATCAATGAGATCATCTATGAAGCAGATACATTAGATTCGGTCACGGGTGGTAACGAACGATTTATTATCGGTATCGCAGATCCTACTGCCCGAAACCCTTTGGGAATTATTAGTCTTACTGAACTTTTGGGTGACAGTGGATTAGGTGCGGACACTCTACAGAAGGTAACAGAGGCCGGAGACTCAACTAGTCTCGCAATCACAATCGGTGGATTGTCTCTTACTGTTGCGGACTCTGATTCCAACACGAATCAGATCCTTGTATTGAATCTATTGACAGATTCAGTGGGTAAACGATCGTTCGGTGATTTGGCCGACGAAGCTGATTTAATTCGTCAGGGTGACAGAGTTGATGCGGGTGGACTGACTCTCACGACAGATAGTTCAAATGACGACACGGTTCTTACGATTGATCTTGTCACCGACTCAGTAGGCAAACGGTCATTCCAGTCTCTTGCAGATGATGCGGGACTAGTATCTCAGGGTGATCAGATTAGTGCGGGTGGTCTTTCTCTCACAGTTGCAGATTCGAATCCCGACACGAATCAGGTACTTGTACTTGATCTTCTGACCGACTCAGTCGGTATTCGTTCGTTTGATGATCTTTCTGGAGAAGCGGGTCTTATTGCACAAGGTGACGACATTGGTGCTGGGGGACTCACAATCTCTCAGGCCGATTCTGATTCGGACACCAACCAAGTTCTTGTTATTGATCTCGATACCGATTCGGTAGGTAAGAGATCATTTAATTCACTCGCAACCGAAGCAGGATTGATCGCTCAGGGAGACGATATCAATGCGGGTGGTTTGACAATCAGTCAAGCGGATTCAGACTCAGACACCAACCAAGTTCTAGTAATCAACCTAGACACGGATAGTGTTGGTAAGAGATCATTTGGTGATCTAGCGGATGAGGCAGATTTAATACGTCAAGGTGATCGAGTTGATGCAGGCGGTTTAACTCTTACCGCAGATAGTTCCAACGATCAAACCGTTCTGACTATCGACCTTTCTACTGACTCCGTTGGTAAAAGATCTTTCGATGATCTTGCAGGTGATGCGGGATTGATTGCACAGGGTGATGACATTGGTGCAGGTGGCCTTACTATCTCACAGGCAGACAGTGACTCTGATACTAATCAAGTTCTTGTCATCAACCTTGATACCGACTCCGTTGGTAAACGATCATTCAATTCCCTTGCGACTGAAGCTGGACTAATTTCACAAGGTGACGACATCAATGCCGGAGGTTTGACAATATCCGAAGCTGATAGTGATCCGGATACAAATCAAATTCTGGTTCTTAATCTGGACACGGACAGTGTCGGTATTAGAACCTTTGCATCACTTGCAGAAGAAGCTAATATTGGTGCAGACACATTACAATCTGTTACGGAACTTGGTGACTCTACTAGTCTCCCAATAACAATTGCTGGGTTGTCGATAACCAATCTCGACTCAGGTGAGGCCGGTGATCAACTTCTTGTTCTCGATCTTGCGACAGACTCAGTCGGTATCCGTGATTTTGCAGATCTAGTAGAAGAAGCGGGTCTAGGTCAGGACACATTACAAACGGTAACAGATCGTGGTGATTCGACCGACAATGCGATTACTCTGAAGTCTGGTCTACTCACACCAAACCTACCAGTTAACAATGATACGACGAATGTTCTGGTTCTGACTTCAGACGACAGTGTTGCACAAAGAACCTTTGCATCTCTTGCTGCAACAGAGGCCGACACATTACAAGATGTGATGACTCGTGGAGATTCTACAACAATCGACATGACCATTCGTGATGCATCTTTGTCTGCGGACTCTGTGAAAGCCAATGTCGGTTTCTTTGACACTAATAATAATCAATTGATCATCTACGATTCTGCCGGTGCAGTATTGTGGGGGTCATAAATAGTAGAAACTATTGGAGAATATAAATGGCATCGCCAACCTCTAGACAAACATTGATCGACTACTGTCTACGCCGTTTGGGTAGTCCCGTTATTGAAATTAACGTGGATACCGATCAGGTGGAAGATCGTGTGGATGATGCTGTTGCTCTGTTTCGGGAATACCATGACGATGCGACAGTCAGAATCTTTTTAAAACATCAAGTCACACAGACTGACATCGATAATGGTTACATTCCTATCAGTGCAGACATACCGTTCATTCGTCGAGTCATGCCTCTGAACCCCACGTATTCTAACGTAAATATGTTTGACATTCGATACCAAATGATGTTAAACTCTCTGGGAGACTTCATGCAGTTCGCGGGTGGTATGTCATACTACTACCAGTTGGAACAGTATCTTGACTATCTCGACAATCTTCTTACTGGCCAACCTATTACGACATTCTCACGTAATCAGAATCGTCTTTATCTACACGGTAATTTCGAAGATAAGGATGTCCTCGTGGATCAGTACATCATCGCAGAGTGTTTCCAACTGGTGGATGACGCTACGTATAATATCTGGGATGATATCTTCTTGCGTGATTATACCACACAATGCATCAAACAGCAATGGGGTGCAAACCTTATCAAGTTTGAGGGGATGCAGTTGCCAGGCGGTGTGACCATGAACGGTCGACAGATCTATGATGATGCAACCGCAGAGATGCAGAGACTCGAAGAGAAGTTACGGCTAGAACACGAAATGCCAGTTGACTTCTTCATGGGATAATAAATGGCCACTAATCTTTACTTCACACAAGGAACACACAACGAGCAGGTTCTCTACGAAGACATCGTCATTGAGTCTTTGAAGATGTTCGGACAGGATGTGTATTACATTCCTCGTGAAATTGTTAATCGAGACGGAATCTTTCAGGATGATTCTGTGTCTCGTTTTGACAATGCCTATCGTATCGAAATGTACATCGAGAATGTCGATGGGTTCGATGGAGAGGGTGATCTATTCACCAAGTTTGGAGTAGAGATTCGTGACGCGGCCACCTTTGTTGTTGCACGTCGACGATGGGGTAGTACTGTTGCACTTTATGAAAACGAAATATCTGAACCATTCTACAGGCCACGTGAAGGGGATCTTATCTACCTCACATTGTCCAAGTCATTCTTTGAGATCACACGAGTAGAGACAGAGGAACCCTTCTATCAGTTGAAGAACCTTCCCGTCTTCAAGATGCGATGTGAACTCTTTGAGTACAACGACGAAGACTTTGATACGGGCATCGAAGAAGTTGATGATCTGGAAGCCGTACACGCATACCAGACCGTTCTTACATTCTCGACTATCACTGGAACGTTTGAGATCGGTGAAGAGGTTACACAGACTAACACTGATTATACCATGAAAGGCGAAGTTGTCAAGACTGATTTGTCAAATTCTGCCGCGAAGAAGGTATACATCTCTCATGCGGGTGCGACCGATGGTGAGTACCATGAGTTCACATTGTCCGCAGCCATCACCGGAAGTAACTCTGGTGCAACAGGTACACCAACAGCGATCGGAGAAGATCTACAGAACGATTCGATGAATAGTGACTTTGACAATATCGGAGACGCACTGTTAGACTTCTCTGAGAGTAATCCGTTTGGAGATCCGCAATAATGTTTGGAGATCATTTCTATCATCAACGGATTCGTAATGCGGTGGCCGTATTTGGCTCGTTGTTCAATAATATAAATGTGGTACGTAAGAATACCAGTGGTGCATCAATAAGTCAAGTAAAAGTTCCACTTTCTTATGCACCCAAGCGTGACTTTCTTTCACGTCTCGATGCGATGACAGACGGTGAACAGGCTGAACGATCTATCGCAATCAAGTTGCCTCGCATGTCGTTTGAGATTGTTGCTATGCAGTACGACGCATTGCGTCAATTACCAAAAGTAAACAATTGCACAGTACCAGGCTCAACCTATGGGGAGTCAAGTCAGGTATACACTCCCGTACCCTACAACATCAACTTTCAGTTGAATGTCTATGCAAAGGGACAAGACGATGCACTACAGATTGTAGAACAGATTCTACCTTACTTCACTCCGTCATATACTGTCACCATGAAACCCTTAGAAGACTTTGACGGTATCAAAGAAGACACTCCCGTCACACTACAGGGTATCACATTCTCAGATGACTATGAGGCGCCACTAGAGGCACGTCGTACCGTCATCTACACATTAGACTTTGAGATGAAGATCTCGATGTACAAGGCAATCGCAACCGCCACACCAATCATTACACAGTACGATATCGAGAATGCAGATCTGGATGGTAATGTATTCTTCAATATCGTGGACAGTGCAGCGATTGCAACGAACACAATTAAGACCATCAACGAAGATACAAAGTTGACGGTGGATAACTATCAGGTCAACAATGCACCATTGACGACACATGGATTGCAACTGGGATCAACCACACCATCGAATGGTACTGCGACGGTAACGTATTCAAAACGTTTAGTATCTGCGAGTGGTATCGTCGTTGCTCAGGGTGAATATACATATCTACCAGACAGTGACTTCAATGGTACAGATACATTCACCATTGACTTGTTGTACGGAGATTCTGCAAGTCCACAAAAACTATCGCAGACAATCAACGTCACCATCAATGCGGTGCAGGATGTAACGGCAACGATATTGGGGCCATTCGCAGTAACGATTGGTGCACCATACGTACTTGATCTTACAACTAATGACAACTTTGCTTCTGCGACGTACAGTCTAATTAGTCAGGGTACTCGTGGTACCGCATCAATTACCAGTGGGGGTAACCTTACTTACAACGCATCTACGGCCGGAACAGATGAAATTGTTTACGGTGTTACACCAACAGGTGGAACGAGAGAGAATGTTACTGTAAGGTTCACCAATTCAGTATAAATAAAGATACGAATTCTTGAGGAAGGATAAATGGCAGGCATAAAAATCAGTGATTTGGACGAGTTGTCGACAGCTGATGCAACTGATTCGGATCTTCTTGTCATCGTAGATGTCAGTGCCGATAAGACAAAGAAGATTGAGTACAGGACACTCTTAGCGTCTAATATTCAGGAAGCAGAAACGGCGAAGGAACTAATAGTTAACGGTACTGCAACTCTGACTGATCGCGTAACAGACAATAATGAACCGTATCATGTTATCATGAGTGCACGGGGTGACCTAGAAAGATCAGGTAGTTTAGAAGCATCTGGGGCGGACTCATGTTTCATCGATGTCGGCAGATTCAACTACTTGCCCGATTCATCCGCACTGTATGTATCTCAAGGTATTAGAACCGCAGGTGGTAATGGACAACTTCAAGGGATTGCAGATCAGGCCTTGGTCGCAGATTCCGCAAACTTTGATCTGACATCAATCAATGATGTGATTGATAATTTTACTGGTCTGGTAACTGGTCAGGTTCTCAAGTGGAATGGATCTGAGTGGGCAAATGCGAACGATAATACAGGTGACGTTGGTCAGGGTGTAATTGCGAAACTAATTAATACTAAGTCTGCGGGTGATGCTGATGCATCTTTCCTCGTGCCTTTCGTTGCTGCGGTAGGTACAGACTCAGTAGAAGTAGACAACCAGTTGACTTACAATCCAAATTCTAACACACTGACAACCACAACGTTTTCTGGTAACGCAACAACTGCAACTTTTGCAACGACTGCAACGACTGCAACTCAGTCATATCAACTTGCAACAGATAGTGTGGGTGCAACGGGTACGTACTATCTGATTACTCGTGAACAACGAAACCCAGGCTTCGACAGTGCAAACACAAGTAGTGCATTAACATTCGACGCATCAACAGAAACTCTCGCTGCGACAAACTTCAGTGGAGATGGTTCAAGTTTAAACAACGTGGCGGCCTCATCTGCGACTAACGCAACAAACGTGGCGATCACAACTGCAACTAACGACGCAACATTCTATGTTCACTTTGGTAATGCAACGTCTGGTAACGATGGCGTCAATGTTAACACAAGTTTGACATATAATCCAGCAGATAATCTGTTGACATCTAATCTAACGTACACTGCTGATAGTGCGGGACTCTGGAACGGATCATCACCCACAACCGTGGATAGTGCGATTGATCGTCTCGCCTTTGTAGTTAAGTCACTGAACGGTGGGGTAGGAGCATAATAAATGGCTGATATTAAAATCTCACAGTTGGTCGAACTTCAAGCCGCAGACTTGCGAGACAGTGATGTTCTGATCATTAACGATGTAAGCACTACAACCACTAAACAAATAACCTTTGGTAATCTTCTCTCTGCGTATACAGAAAACGTAGTAGATTCAGACACGGGTGCAAAGGTAACGGGTGATTTTGAAGTTGAGAATGAACTTACCATTGGTGGTGATACGTTCACGACGGGTAAGATCACCTTTGGTTCGTTGGAGGATTACACAGAAGATATTTTCATTAGTAAGTTCGTTGATGAAGCAGACGGTATTGCAAACAATGCCAATGACTCATGTATTCCAACGTCTGCTGCAGTAAAAGGATATTTCGACGATAATGTTCGAACTGTATATGCAGACTCCGGAACAGGGGACGGTCTAACAACGACACTAACACTTATCAATGCAGGTGCGCCACCAGCGATCGCTAACACTCAGGTTTACATCGACGGTGTCTATCAGATGAAGAGTACATACTCTCTTACAGATGATGTTATTACATTCTCTGAAGCACCACCCAACCTTTCACGAATTGAAGTCATCACGTTATAAGGATCAAATAAATGGCATTAACTAAAGTAAGTAGCTTCCTAAGTGACGCAGCTGAAGTCAGTGTTAAAGACTTTAATGCAAAGGGTGATGGATCGACAGACGATACTAGTGCAATTCAGGACGCGATTAATTACGCTTCTAGTCATAAAATTCAAACGGTTTTCTTTCCGGATGGACACTATAAGTTTACCGTTCTACGATTCTATCACGATCAATCACTGAACCCCGGCTTTCAGGGAACCAACATATACACGGGTGATGACACAGAGGTAGATTTCAACTACGGTTGGTACATTGAAAGTGATGATGACCTTACCGTAACAGTTGACGACGTAGAACAGACACTCGACACGGACTATACTGTATCGGGTGTTGGTGACGTGAATGGTGGAACGGTTACGTTTACTACTGCACCAGCAAACACTCTCGAAGTAAAAATCTCTAGTACCAACAGAGACGGCCGAATGCAACTCAGAGGCACAGGTCGACTCTCGATCAATGACCTAAAGAATTATGACGGTACAAATACGGGTCGACTGTACGGTGCCGTTTTAGAATCAACGGGTGATGGTCTTATTGTCGAACCAGATGGAACATTCCAAGGCGAGTCAGACGCAAGAAATTTCGTAATAAAAGACCTTACGGTTATTGCAAACAATACTGGGCAAATCATACAAGTCGAGAGTTGTCCAGGCTTGACGTTCGAACACTGTTCCTTCAAACAGTTAAATGATGAGGGTAATGGTTTATTAGTACGAAACTGTTGGTTCTTTACTATGCATCAATGTTATGTGTTTGGTGCATCAATTGAGACAAACAGTCCTGAAGAACCCGATAACAACACGGGTACGGGTGTCAAATCGCAGTTTGTTGGATCTGCGTTTGGTAACTTTGCTGGCCTATGGAACATCACCGACTCCTTGATTGACAGTTGGAAATATGGTATTCAATGGACAGGTGGTACAGTAACAAACCTCTCAGTGAGAAACACGGGTATTCAAAACTGTAACAAATATAACTTCTTTGCTGATCGTGGAAAGATTCAAAATGCTCTTCTCGATAATGTTTACATGGAGAACCAAACAACGACAGGTGTTTCATTTGTAAAGGTTGGTCGTAAAGATTACTTTACTGCGGGTGCAAGTCAAACTGAATATACGTATGATTTTGTTAGTCCCGATGCTGATGGCGATATCGAAGTTACTAAACTTGGATTTACGGAAGAGACTTTTACTGCAACAGGTGGAAGTAATGAGGTCTTTACATATACCTTTACAAGTCCCAGTAGGACAGGATTTATAATAGTACGTGAAGAAGGTGTAATCCTTGAACCCGACACATATACAGTCGACTTGACTGCTCAGACTGTTACTATCGACTCGACCACAGCCAGTGATGAAATAAAGATCTCAGTGGAAGAAGAAGAGACTCTTACTCTCACCACAGACTACACAGTCAATCGTACCACAAAGGTGGTGACTCTTGTCTCTGCACCCAATCAGGGTGATACAGTAACGGTAGGCGTACCAGCCAGTTCAGGTGGTGGTGTTCTTAGATCTTTGAAGATGACAAACTGTTTCTTCCTTGCAGGTGGAAACGGGGTGGTGCAACGAGTCACTCGACCATGTATCGATATCAATAGAATCGAACAGGTATCGATTGATAACCATTACACGTTTAGATCTGTTCAACCGTTTATGAATATTGATTACTCATCAAACGGTCAGAACAATGTTGCTGAAATTCGAAACAGTATTTTCCAACAAGATCAAGACATAAGCAGTTTAGATCGATTCTATCTGTTCAGTGGTCTTCTTCCAAACTTGCACAATCTGGTTTGGCCTGGATTGGCGCAGGGTGTAGCAAACAATGTAACTGGAAAGATGCGTCTGTTCAGTCCGGCACCGGCTAATGCTTTTATCAGAGAGTATACGGATGTCGAAGGTCAAAAGGGTCTTAGTAAGTTTAGTTTCGGAGACACGGAACAATTGACGGGAGTTACATCTCCATATCGTATTGGTGGTGGATTCAATCCAATCAAGACCTACTATGATTTCGAACATCAAGAGTCCGGTGGTCTGGCAGTCTACCTACCTAATCCGACCTCTGTTTCTGACGGTAAAGTCTTCATCATTCGAAACAATGAAGACTCACGAGTATCACCTTACGAATATCTGAACGTATTTTACTCAGATGCAGTACCACCCGCTGGAAGACTAGTCCAACTCAGGCCTGGCGATACTGCGATGTTTGTCTTGGATGGAAAAGGAACTCGTTCTGGATCAGAGGCGGGAGACTTTATCTGTGTCGCTAAGTGGAATGATGGTGACCGATTGTTGGAGATGGAAGACAATATCCGGTTCAACGTTGATGGAGACGGTATTGACTTTGGTCAGACGGCTGGTAGTGGAAGTAGTTCAGAAGTTCTTGATGATTACGAAGAAGGCACGTTCACACCGACGATCACTGCATCTACGACAGACCCAACTATCACCTATACGACACAACGGGGTCATTATACTAAGATAGGCAACCTTGTAACTTGTCAGATTAGAATAGTAACATCTGCCGTCAGTGGTGGTGTGGGTAATACTTTCATTGCCGGATTGCCTTATGCATCGCTTACTCAGAGTGGACTTACACAAGCAGGAGTAGTGGCCTTTGCATCGGGTTTTGGGACAAACAATCATCCAAGATCTGTACAAGTACAAAGCAATACATCGCAGTTGATTCCCCGTATTGCCACAAGTACAGATGCGGATGGGCCATTAGGGGATGCAGTTGATGCAGCCAGTCTGTCAGCCGCAGTTACAGTCAATTGTTCAATTACTTACATAGCAGGATAAAAACATGGCATTAACAGAGTCAACAGTTGAAGATAGAATCGAAGTAGTGGGAGAGTACAAGCACGTACAGATCCGTACTGCACGAGTCATTTATGATGATGGAGATGAGGTCACACGTACCTTCTCTCGACGTGTATTGCATTGTTGCACTAAGTCTGGTGATACGTGGTCAAACACAGATGTCACAGGAGAGAGCACAGAAGTTCAAGCGATCTGTAGCGGAGTGTGGACAACCGCAGTTCGTACCGCTTACAAAAACGCAATGGATGCACAAGCCTAGATAGTGTATGCATAATAACTTTTTGGACAAAAGACGTAGACACCTACGTCTACAACCTGATCAGGTGGATCTGGCCTTACCAGAACACTTTGCAGCGTCGTATCCAAAATTTATTAATCTTCTATCGTTCTATTATGAGTTTCAGGGTGAACAGAAGGCGACGGAACTTCTCCATCATCTCTTTGCGTCACGAGATATCACAGAAACCGACATCACTCTTCTCTCATACATTGAGGATGAGTTGTTATTGGGTGATGCATACTTTGAGAGTTTTGCAACAGGTGATGCAGAGAAACGTGCAGCTGCAAACTTCTCCAACACATTGTTCCGATCAAAGGGAACTAAGTTTGCAATCGAATGGTTCTTCCGTTCGTTCTATGGTATCGACGCTGAAATCATCGAAACGAATCAACGTATTTTTGAGTTAGGTAAACCTGAGTCATCCATTGGCCCCGACTCAGTACATTTTTTAACTGACGACAAGTTGTATCAGACATTTGCGTATCTGGTACGTTCGTCTATTCCTATCACAGAATGGGAAGAATTATTTAAGTTGTTTGTACACCCCGCAGGAATGTATCTTGGGGGAGAACTATTAATCGAAGATGTGGTTCAGGCCAGATTGGCATCTGAAGCATTTGATAGTTCAGTTTCAAGTCGTTTGTCTCCTACATATACTTTGGTAACTCAACCTTTCAGTACCGATTCCGAAGGTACACGGTTTGATTTTTCTTTGCAGGCAACCAATCTACCAAACAATCAGGGTCAGTACAAATACTTTATTAACAACTTAACCACGTCAGAAGACGACTTTGCATTTGGTGCGGACTCGACTTTCCCCGATAGTGCAAACAAGCAGACGTTCCTATTGTCACCCAATATGAGTGAAACTGCGGCCGTTGGAATTGTGACTATTCCCACACTCCACGACTCAGATGAGACTGAAGGTACAGAAAGTTTTCAGGTTTTCTTTGAGGACGAAGAGGGACGTGAAGTAATCAATCAGACCATAATCCTAAACGATATTGTCAGTGTTTTCTCAATCAGCGACGACACAGTAGGAAACGAAATCGATGAAGGGGACACTGTTACCTTCACCGTGACTGCGGAGGCCGGTACAGTACCAAACAACGGTAGTACAACTTTGGAATATCAGGTATTTCCGATCTCTGCGGACAGTGTTGATTTCGCGTCGACTGCATTCCCTTCAACCGGAACTAGAATTCCATTTAATATACGAGACGACTCAGGTTCTTTCACTGTGTCTACCGTGGTTGATGGTACTTCTGGTGGGGGGGATGACAACGAAACATTCAACGTCAAGATCTATACACTGTCTGGTATTGAGAAGGCTACGTCGGATACAATCACGATTAACGATCTGAACCCCCAAGACGAATACTCATTGACTCCCGCAACCGTGACAATAACGGAAGGGGATGATATCGAAGTCACCCTAGCGACACCGGAGTCTATGATTGGTCGAGACGTGACATACACAATCACTGGTACTGATAGTAGGGTTCCGAACAAAGCCGGAACACTGACCGTGACCAGCGCGAGTGAGACGTTTACTCTGTCGACCACTTCTTCAAGTGATGTCTATCAAGGTGCAACCAGTGAGACGATCACTCTCACATCAAGTACCAGTGGTTTCTTTAGTCCAGAACTAACAGACACCGTTGCACTGACAATCAATGATGCAGACGAAACATTCGATGACATTGTTGTTGATCTGGCCGGTCAGACAGAAGGTGACACAATCACATTCACAATTACGGGTACTAATCTTCAGGACGGTAACCGTGCGAAGTATTACATCGATCACGGTGACACAACGAATGCAGACTTCTCTGTCGCACCACCCACAACCGTAGGAACTGCGGCTGCCATATCGTTTACGTCAAATTCTGGAACAGTCTCCTTGACATTTGCGGAGAATGGTGATGAAAACAATGAAGACTTTGAGATTGTCATCCTTGATAACGATGACGTTGAAGTTCTTCGAACAAGTTACACAATCATTGGTGTGCCTGGGCCGGGTGATCCCCCCGCGCCAGAATATACATTGACACCTCGTTCAACTTCTGTGAATGAAAATGGGTCTGTTACTGTAGACTTTGAAGTTGTAAATGATGATGATGGATCATATTACTACTATGTTTCTGGTTCTGGTATCACTAGTGATGACTTCAGTTCTGGATATGCCCCATCAAGTTCAAGGCAAGAGATTACAGTAACATCCGGAATCTCTACAATTGATTTTACTTTAGCCGAAGATCAGGATCGAGAAGGTACAGAAACTTTCCGTGTGTTTGTTTCGAAAACATCTACGAGTGGTGTTATTGCACAGTCTTCAGAGATATCGATCACTGACACCTCAACACAAGCCTACACAGTCAGTCTGTCGGATGTTACGGAAGGTTCAACGTTGAACTGTGCAGTAATAGGTAATTTAGCGAATGCCAGTGCAGAGACCATTTATGTGACATTCTCTGGTGCAGGTGTAACTGATCGTATCACGACATTACAACCCGCGGCACAATCTGTAGGTGCGAATCAGTCTATAATATTCTCTTCTACAACAACTGTAGATGCTGCAGTCAATGGGGATCAGACGATTACTGCAACCGCACGAATCGGATCTTACTCTGGTACGATTGTGGGAACAGACACTTCGACAATGTCGGATGCGGCTGCGTCATTTACCTTGACAAACAATGGGCCTAAAGATGAGGGTCAGACAGTAACCTTCACCTTTGGAGGTACCAACGTTCCAACGGGTACATATTATTACTGGTTAAACGACATTCAACCAGTGCAACAAAATCCTCTGTCATCAACCGCAGCTGGATCTGCAATCATTAGTGTGGTTAATTCAACGGGTGTTAACGTCGGAGATGAAGTTCGTGGTGATATCGGTTTCCCCGCAGGAACTACTGTTGTGTCGAAAACATCACAGACAATAACTATGTCTGACAATAACACAGAATCATCTGCTCGTACTACTGGTGATTATTACTTTGCAACCCCTACTGTGTGGGAAGACTTTACTGTGTCTACTAATCCACCTTACGGTGAGTTCTCACATACCACTAATACCAGTACAACGTTCGATGTTGACATTGCAGACACAGATGATTTGGAAGACGGACTTGAAGTAGACTACACCATGACGGTGAACAGTTCGAACATTGGCCCAGCAGTGAAGACAAATGTTTTCACAATAAATGATCCCGATGTAGATGACACACCGAATGTACAGAGAGGATCTCTTACTGATCCAGATTCTTACACTTGTATTGGTAGTGGAAATGATCTGGACACCGCAGCGCCTGAGGACATGCCAACGTGTTCACTCGTTCTTCTAAACACTGGTGCGATAGAAGTCACTCTAGATAATGATGATCAAGGAGATCAAACACTAGCTAAAGGTAATTGGATAGACGATACAGATCCAGCAAACTTTACAGCCAGTGATTATGAGTGCATTGCAACCTTTGTGGAAGGTTCTAACAACAACTCTCAATATCCTGGCGACTTTGGTGTGGCAGAAAATCTAGGATCAAGTCGGGCATGGCAGGTTAAACCACCCAATCCAGCAGATGATCAAATTGAAATTGCTTTCGTTGGGTTTGATCTTCTCATACGTCATGTCGATACTGTTAATCGTCCAAGTAATGCAATTACTACACGCATAAATCTGACTGCGAATGCAACTGACTTCTCAACTGGTAGTTTACCAGGCGGTGGTGACCCCATTGGCCCGGGCGGTGACCCAGGCCAAGATCCAAACTTGAATCCTGAAATTTCGAACAATCCCAGCTAATGAAAACTAAAGTATGAGTGAAAACAAGAACATAAAAGAAGACTATGAAACGTCTCGCGATACTTATCTCGAATTGATGGAGACGGGTAAACGTGGTCTTGATCTCATGGTTGAGGTTGCACGAGAGTCTGAACATCCTCGTGCGTTTGAGGTATTGTCCGGTATGATCAAGAATGTGGCCGAAGTCACAGACAAACTAATGGACTTGAACAAAAAGAACAAGGACATTACTACCGAACCAAAACAAGAAGAACAAAAGGCAATCACTAATAATAATGTGTTTATAGGTAGTACTACTGATCTGCAAAGAATGTTGCAGAACCATGAAGAGAAGGTGATTGATGTTAGCTCAACGGATGACCAACGATAGTTATCTTGGCAACGTAAATGTAAAGCGTGATGGGGTACAACAGCAGTGGACTGAGGATCAGGTTGTTGAATACGCTAAATGTATGCGAGATCCTGCCTATTTTGCGCGGACTTATGTTAAGATTATATCACTCGATAAGGGACTTGTCAACTTCGATCTTTATCCGTATCAGGAAAAGATGTTCGATCATTTTAATGACAATCGCTTCTCGATCGTACTCGCCTGTAGACAGAGTGGTAAGAGTATTTCGTCCGTTGTTTATCTTCTATGGTACGCTATATTTCACCCTGAAAAGACTATCGCCGTCCTCGCTAACAAGGGGGCTACAGCGCGTGAAATGCTCGCCAGAGTCACCTTGGCACTTGAGAATCTACCTTTTTTTCTACAACCTGGCTGTCGAGCACTCAACAAGGGGTCTATTGAGTTTAGTAATAATAGTCGCATTATTGCTGCTGCCACTAGTGGTTCTTCTATACGGGGTATGTCTGTTAACCTGCTTTTTCTTGACGAGTTTGCTTTTGTTGAGCGAGCAGCTGAGTTCTATACTTCAACTTATCCCGTTATCTCAGCGGGTAAAGATACGAAAGTTATTATCACTTCCACGGCGAATGGTATTGGAAATTCGTTCCATAAAATCTGGGAAGGGGCGGTACAACAGACAAACGAATATAAAGCGTTTACGGTAAACTGGTGGGACGTTCCGGGCCGTGATGAGAAATGGAAAGAAGAAACCATATCGAACACGTCACAAATGCAGTTCGATCAGGAATTCGGTAACACATTCTTTGGTACCGGAGACACACTGATCAATGCAGAGACACTTCTCAATCTTCGTGCCAATCCACCTAAAAAATTATTAGAAGGCGGAGACCTCAAGGTCTACGATGAAACGCAACCTAAACACGATTACATAATAACTGTCGATGTAGCGAAGGGTCGAGGGTTGGACTATAGCACCTTTTCGGTAATTGATGTAACTACACGACCGTTTAAACAGGTCGCAGTGTATCGAAACAATCGTATCTCTCCAATACTCTTCCCTGATATTATATATAAAATTGCGAAAGCCTACAACGATGCCTATGTCATTGTTGAGTCAAATGATGCTGGACAAGTGGTGTGCAATGGGTTATACTACGAACTAGAGTATGACAACATCCACCTAGAGTCTGCGATCAAGAAGAATGCGATTGGTATTGAGATGAATCGCAAGGTCAAGCGTCTTGGTTGTTCGGGTATTAAGGATCTACTCGAAGAGAATAAACTCGACATCGTCGATGAGAATACCATCCTAGAAATCTCCACCTTTGTATCCAAGGGTCAATCCTATGAGGCCAGTGATGGGAACCATGATGACCTCATGATGAATCTGGTCATGTTCGGTTACTTCATATCAACACAGACCTTTACGGACATGACAGACATCAATCTCAAACAGATGATCTTTGAGAAACAACAAAGAGAGATCGAGGATGCGATCGTGCCGTTTGGATTTATTGACGATGGTAGTGATGCAATCCGACACATTGAGGAACAAGAGTCGTTCAAGACCCCTGAATGGGCCATCCCGTGGGACGTTGAAACCTATTAAATGATAAATAATCGTATTGATTAACTTTCCGTATAATGTAACTTATCATAACTCAACGATAAAAGGATACGATTATGGCTCTATTACAGTCTGCATCGCCTAACGTTGCCATTAAAGAGGTGGATCTGTCGGGCATTGTACCAGCAGTAACTACAACTACTGGTGCGTTTGTCGGCGATTTCGCGTGGGGCCCCGTTCAACAACCAATCTTTGTAGGATCAGAAGCAGAGTTGGTTGCTAATTTCGGAGACCCAACGTTCTCAAACGATAGTTCAGCAATTGAGTTCCTTTCTGCTAACCAATTCCTCAAGTACTCAAGCAATATGTTTGTTGTTCGTGAAGCTACTACTGCTGCGAAGAACGCTGTTGACAGTGGTACGTCTCTTCTCATCAAGAATCGTGATGATTTTGATGCAGGTAAGACAATCACTGGCGGTGGTAACTTTGCTGCTAAGTATGCGGGAAGTGCAGGAAACTCTCTCAAAATTTCAATCGCAGGTAACGGCCTCGGCTGGGATGGATGGACGTATGCATCTTCATTTGATGCAGAGCCAGGAACATCATCATATGTTTCTGCACGATCACCCGACAGCGCTGTTGCAAATGACGAAGTACACGTCGCAATCATTGACGAAGATGGTACTTTCTCAGGAGCTCCTAACACAGTTCTTGAAACATTTGCAAACGTTTCTCTTGCGACTGACGCAAAAACCTCAGACGGAACAACGAACTACCTTCTCGATGTATTGAATGATCGTTCGTCATATGTCTGGGGTGTAAGTCACCCAGCATTCTATGGAACTGCTGGTGCAGCTTCTGTGTTCGATAGTGACAACCGAGCAGCAACTGGATTAGATTCTGCTGGAGATGATTTCACTCAATCATTCACTGGTGGTGCAAACTCTGGTTCTCTTGCTCAGGCTCAGTACGAAACAGGTTTCAATCTGTTCGAAGATGAAAACACAATTCAGGTCGACTTCTTGATCGCACCTGGCCTTGCAGACGCAACTGCTCACAAGACTGTTGTAAACGATCTTGTTACAATTGCAGAAGGACGTAAGGATTGTGTAGTAGTCACTTCACCACATCGTGCAGCGGTTGTTAATGTAAATGACAACACCACGATCACAAATAACATCACAGCAAATGTTGACTTCACGCGATCTTCTTACTTGGTTGTTGACAATAACTACCTCAAGGTCTATGACAAGTACAATGATAAGTATCAGTTTATTCCTGCTGCTTCATCAACTGCTGGTACCATGGCATCGACTGACAATGTCGCTGCACCTTGGTTCTCGCCTGCGGGTACACGACGCGGTCTCTACCGTGGTGTAACATCGCTTGCGTATAACCCAACCAAGTCACAACGTGATACCCTATATAAAGCAGGGGTTAACCCAATTGCGAACTTGCCAGGCCAAGGTATCGTTCTCTACGGAGACAAGACTTTCTTAGGTCGACCTTCAGCATTCGATCGAATTAACGTTCGTCGTTTGTTCTTGGTCATCGAAAGAGCTATCAAAGGTGCCGCACAAAACGTACTGTTTGAATTCAACGACGAATTCACCCGTGCAGAGTTTGTGAACATCGTAGAACCTTTCCTCAGAGAGATCCAAGGGCGTCGAGGTATTACTGACTTCCGTGTAGTTTGTGACGATACAAACAACACTGGTCAGATCATCGACACAAACTCATTCGTCGCGTCTATCTTTGTGAAGCCTGCACGTTCGATTAACTACGTAACATTGAACTTTGTTGCGGTACGAACTGGTGTAGACTTCGAAGAAGTAGTTGGCGCAGTATAAGGAGAAGATAAATGGCAATTCTAGGCGTAGATGACTTTAAGTCAAAACTCCGTGGTGGGGGCGCTCGTGCGAATCTATTTCGTTGCACAATTAACTTCCCCGGCTACGCAGGCGGTGACGCAGAACTGACATCATTCTTGTGTAAGACTGCACAGTTGCCACAATCACAGGTAGGTTCATTCATCGTGAACTTCCGTGGTCGTGAACTCAAGATGGCGTCAGAGCGTACATTTGAACCTTGGACAGTAACCATCCTGAACGACACAGATTTTGCAATCCGTGACGCAATGGAGCGTTGGTCAAATGGTATCAATGGTCACTCATCAAACACTGGTTTGGTGAACCCTGTTGACTATCAGACTGACTTGATTGTTGAACAACTTGATCGTGATGAGTCCGTGATCAAGCGTGTTGACATTCGTGGTGCTTTCCCTGAGACAGTAGGCCCAATCGCACTGAGTTATGATACTCGTGGTGAGATTGAGACATTCGACGTAACCTTTGCTTACCAATATTGGGAATCAAATACAACGTCTTAAAACGTCTCTAAATACAGGGGAGACTTCGGTCTCCCCAGTTTTTTTTATTTTAGGAAAGGTAGATGGCGGAAGAAAACGGTAGCGTACTAAAGTTATTTGGATTTGAAATCAAACGTGCTGGTAAATCTGAAACGGGCACACAGAAACTTGCATCTCCAGTAATACCCACAGATCCAGACGGTGCTGGTTATACAACCACTGGCGCGGGATACTATGGTCAGTATATTAATCTAGGAGATGATCAGGCGAAAGATAACTCGCAGTTGATCATGCGTTATCGTGGGGTTGCACATCACCCCGAAGTAGATATGGCGATCGAAGAGATCGTTAACGAAACAATTGTTGCATCCGAAACAGAATCATCGGTCGAAATCGCTGTAGATGACATTGAAGCTCCCGATAAGATTAAGGATGTAATACGACAAGAATTCGAACAGATCGTTTCCATGTTGAAGTTCAATGACATTGGCCACGATATTTTCCGTTCGTGGTACGTTGATGGACGATGTGTTCATCACCTACTCGTAAACGAATCAAACATCAAGGCGGGTATTCAAGAGATCCGTCACATTGACTCTGCACGTATTCGCAAAGTCAAAGAAGTCAAGTACAAGAAAGATCCTAAGACCAACGTCAAGATTGTAGATAAGGTTGATGAGTACTACATCTATGATGAGAAACCAGGCCAGTCTAACAGTTCAGTAAAGATTTCTACTGACGCAATCTCATATGTCACGTCTGGTGTACTTGACGAATCCAAGAAGAAAGTATTATCACACCTACACAAGGCACTGAAGCCCATCAACCAGTTGCGTATGATGGAAGACTCCCTTGTGATCTATCGTCTTGCTCGTGCACCAGAACGACGTATCTTCTACATTGATATTGGTAACCTTCCTCGTGGTAAGGCAGACCAATACATGAAAGATATCCAGTCCAAGTACCGTAACAAGATTGTGTACGATGCAAATACTGGCACACTCAAAGATGACCGTAAGCATATGTCTATGCTTGAAGACTTCTGGTTACCCCGTCGTGAAGGTGGCCGAGGTACAGAGATTTCAACACTGCCAGGCGGCGATAACCTTGGACAGATCGACGATATAATTTATTTTCAAAAGAGATTGTATCGTTCACTCAATGTTCCAGTGAATCGTCTTGAACAGGAGGCGCAGTTCTCGCTCGGTCGTTCTACTGAGATTTCACGAGATGAAGTGAAGTTTCAGAAGTTTGTAGACCGACTGCGCCGCCGTTTCTCTATGATGTTCTTGGGTATTCTGCGAAAGCAACTTGTACTCAAGGGCATCATTACCGAACAAGATTGGGATGAGTGGAAAGATAATATTTACATTGACTATCAGAAAGACAACCACTTCACCGAACTCAAAGAGATGGAGATCTATCGTGAACGTGCAGGTCTTCTCAATGAGATGGCTGGTTTCGTTGGAGAGTACATCTCTAAAGAATGGGCGATGCGTAACATCATGCGTTTCTCCGATGATGATATGGAAGAGATACAGAAAGAAATCGATGGTGAGATCTCATCGGGTGAAGTGGAAGATCCGAATGCAGAACCCGAAGAAGAACAACCCAAGGAACAGAAACCTGTTCCCGTTCAGGTAGTGCCTGAGAAACCCAAAGAAGAAAAACCCGAACCTAAACAAGAACGTTATATACCCTCTAATAATGATGAACTGACAGAAGAATTGACACGGTACATGGCGAAGTTAAATGAGCAAGATTGATACAGTCTCTACTGCGTTTAGTATAGTACATACGCAAAAAGAGATAGAGAAACTTGAAGAGAAGTTATTGTATCTTCTCGATGAAGTCCGTGTTATTCAGGGGCCTAAAGGGGATCGCGGTGAACGCGGCCCCCAAGGTGCTCGTGGTGAACGTGGTGATCAAGGGCCCAAAGGTGATAAGGGAGTAAAGGGTGACAGAGGTGAACAAGGCCCTAGTGGACTTGACGGTA